TCTTTCCCGACATAATGTCAGAAAAGTAACACGTACTCTACTTAAAAGAAATTATGTCGGACGAAACATCCTCATTGGATGTCCCGTGATCGGAGGCTCCCTGCCGATCGTCCTTGCTTGCATATGTTGACGTGGGTTGCGCTATCCCACCCTATTCTCACCATGGTAGATCAGGCCTTGCCGCGCGTCGAGATATCGCGGTTCAAAATCTTTTAGGAATGAAAGAATTCCCGGTGTAACCAAAATCACATTGACTCTCTCAGTACCCTAGCTCAAGGTGGTGTCTCAAAAAGTTTTCCACCAAGAGGTAAGATACCTACAGGTTGTGATCAGCCACTAGATGTCAAGCTAGTGGAGGGCGTCTTTTAAAGACATACGCCCCAGGTCGTTAGGAAACCCACTACTGCCCCGGGTCAAGGGGCAGGCTGGGTTGGTAAAACATTGGTGGTAAACCATTGAAATAAAACAAATTGAAGTCTTCTCCGGCTGATACGAACATTCTCAAGAATGAATCGTCACCATCAGAGCGTGATTGAGGGATCACGCCTTGAATGATGAAACTTGGTTGCTCGATAAGTCGATCATAACCGGCCTCTAACCATGTAGGATAAAACCTATATGGTGAGTAAAAAGGTACTTCTGCGGAAATCAATGGATTTACATTTGAGTTTCCAACAAATAAACCATTTAGTGCAGTTCCTTGCTCCTCCTCTAATAATGATAATGCTATATTATGTAGAGGTTTGGTTATATCACGCAATTGCTCAGTCTTTTGAGTGCGTGATGATAGTGGAGAACGGGAGACAAGTACTGAAACTGAGTTATATCTGTCATCACCTCCAGCAACATGTAAAGTTGAGGCATCGACGGTCCAACGAATGGATCCTCGCCAACCTGCAAACATTTGAGTTACATAGTTGATGTAAGTTGTGGAAACTGGCAAATATTTCTGACCATTAGAATACGTTAACACTTGAGAATTCGCGAACAAATTCTCTGAATCAGGAAGTCTACCTCCTAATCCAGGCATTGCCGTTCTGGTAATCAAGAATCTGGATGTTTCTTGAAGTTCCTGAATTGGAATGACCTCAGATAAAACAGTTCGTTTAAGCATTTGACGAAATGAGCCAATCACTTCGCCAAAGAACAATTTCGTTGTATCTGGTGTGTCAATCAAAGCATCTGCCATTGTATCTATGGTCGGGGGATCCACGACGGGATTGTCGCAACAATCCATGTCTTGCATCGGGTCCCCGTCTGCCATTTCTGGGATACCCATTTCTGGCAAGTTTCTCTGTGGGTTGGTTGCATTTCGAAAACGCCAAGCCGCCAATCTGCTATTCGGTTGGGCAACTTCGAAATCATCCAACATTGAAACAAACACGTTCACTTGAATATCTGCAACAACTGTACCAGGTACTGAAAGTTCATTCAAAACATAGACACTTATCGTGCCATTCGTTCGATCAACATTACGAGGTAAAGTAGTGGTATTCGTTGTAAACGGATTAGCTGTCAATAAAGGTTGTTGGTAAGGTAAATTTTGAGCCCATCCCACATCCACTGTAAAATCCTTTTCATTTGAAATATCATGAATAGTGGTGTAGTGTGTGTTGTAATCAGGTCTCAAAGAACCACCTGTCGGATCATACACAATGCGAATTCTTCCTTTGTGATAGGCAGAGGAAACAATTTGAAATCGAAATCTCATTGATCCTCTCCAGTACGCAAAAGGGAGAACTGCTGCTGCGCAAGCCGTAAAATGGTGTTCTTCAGCATTAGTTACCACCATAAATGGATCTACGTAACATTGGAAAAGCATATCTTCCGGATCTCTTGCTATTGTCCAATCAAAAGTGGTGAGATATGATTCTCTACCAGCTATCGATGCAATAGGAAGCTCATCCATACTCGCTATCCCTGTCGTCGCAGGGTCCAAAGTTACTTCTTGTTTACTGTCCACAGATAACTTGTTTGTTGGGTATTTTGTATCTACTACTGCCATAGAAGTACGAGGTAACGGCGTCATTAGTGAGTAATCTAGATTGGTAGGTGCCGAATAACCAAAGATTTTAGCAACTGAAGCAATAGCTCCAGCGCCAATTTCGGTGGCTTTGGCAAAAGGACCAATCCAGGGTACATTACTTAACGCCCCAGCGTATCTCGCTATCGTGCTAGCTGGACGAGAGATGACATCTTCGTTATGTTCATCCGCCATTTCTGGGATCCCCATTTGAGGTTCCGCAGCTGTTGGAATTGCGAAGGAAACATTCTCCGCCCA